CACCTCCGTTAAATGAAAGGAAGTTTGTATCTAGCAATTGTTGTTTTTGACTTGGGACAATACTCCCAAATAATGGATCAATAGCCATAATTAATTAATTTAGTTTTTTAATGTTACTTTTTTAACTTTAAGTTTTGAAGAATCAACACCGCTAATAGCTTTAACTTTTAATCCATTTACAAATACTTCGCCTTGTGATGTTTGTCTTGGTTCAGTAGAAATGTTTTTTGACTTAGCCATGACCTCTTTAACAGCATCAGCTTTTCCTTGTTCATAGAAATGTTGAGCTATAGTATCAGCGTTTCTTGCGGCGTAAATAGCTTTGTGATATCCTGGAGTATCAATAACTTCTCCTTTATCATTTAAGAACATCTTAATGAAATTACCAATATCGTTCTGCTCTTTTGAAACTTGATCAGCATTTTTTACGTTATATCTAAATTTTTTTTCATTTAAATTGAAATCAAAACCTTTGAAATCATTTGAAAAATAATCAGACGTTTTATTTAAAAAATCTTGATTAATTTGCTTTGCCTGTTGTTGCTCTTCATTATATCGATTGAAAAAATCCATAGCCTTTTGCTGCTCTTGGGTTACGCCCGGTCTCAACTTGATCTCGTCATAATATTTACCTTTTAAGCTTTCTAAAAAGTTTTTGGCTTTTCCAACTTCTTCTTTAAACGCAATTTTCTTTTTGCGTATTTCTTTTTCGTCGTCTAACTCTTCATCATAACTAAAATCCTCTAACAAAAGACTTACGTCGTCATAATCAAGATGCGGTCGTGTTTGTTTATAATATTCTCTCACTAAAGTACTGTTGTCTACGTTAGTGTAGTCTGCATTAAGCCGAACATAATCTTCGACTGTACCACCAGTTTCTTCCATAAACGAAACTAGCTTTTCAATATTTTCAGGTAACTGTTTTGTTTGCTCTGCCTGCTGTGCGGGCTGTTTAGAAACTTCAACTGGTTCATTAACTTCAGTTTCTTCAACTAACGTCAAAGGTGTTTCTAACTTCTCTTCGGTTTCCCGTACTTCTTCAACCACTTCTTGGCTGTCGCTACTGTCTTCGGATTTTTCGACAATAACATCGCTATCATTTGTCTCTTGTGTTTGAACGGCATCTTCTTCTTTTATTTCAACTTTAGTTACTTCAGGCACTACTTCACCTTGAGCTTCTGCAGCTGTATTAGGTATTTCAACTTTAGTTACCTCTTCTTTTTTACCTAAATTTTTAGGCTTAGATGGTTTTTTAACTTTAAACTCACCTTCTTGTTTTACTTCTTCTGACATAATATAATATAATTAAATAATTAAAAGTTTTTTTTAACGAGGTTCAAACTGTTCAAGTCCAAATCCTCCAAGCGCGTCATTACCAGCAGATTCAAAATTTTTTGGCAACTCATCATTTTGTCTTTGAGATATCATTTGAGATTGCTGCGTACCAATAATTTTAGCCCGTTGATCTTTACGATCTTCTATTTCTTTCTCTCTTAATGTCTCTGCACTAGCTTTAGCTTGGGCTAATTGTATATTATAGCCAAACTCTTGTTCCATTAACTGACGTTTTATATTAGCTTCCATCTCCATTTTTTGTATTTCAAACTGAGATTTAGCTTGTTCTAACTGCATTTTTTGCTCTGTAAGAACTTGTTGTTTTTGAGTTTCAGCTAATGCTGTTTGTTCTGCAGCTTGAGCTTGTGCTTGAGCTTGAGCAGCAATATTAGCTTGTTGCGCAGCTTGCTGTTCTTTAGCTCTTTCTTTTTGTCTGTACTTTAAATATTGATTAGCTAATTTTATATTTTTAATTTCTCTAATATCAATAGCATCTTCAAGACCTATAGTTTGAGTTTGTAAAGCTATTTGTATGTTTTTCTCTAAAAATTCTTTATCTTCCTGTTCAGGCTCTAATTCTAAAAATATACCAAACTCATGCATGTTTAGCTTTTCAATTTCCTCAAGCGTCGATGTGTTAAATTGATTTATTGAATTTAACAAAGCTTGTTTTGTTAGTGGGAAACCTAACATATCTGCAACTCTTAAACTTATATTTTCTGCTACTCTTACACTTAAATACATTAATGACTGTAACACGTGTTTTGTTGCAGTATTTGATGCAGCTGCAGCTAGTTTCTGTAATCCTACTAAAGCGTTTTTATCTGGTTGACTACCATCGCGAGCTTCATTAAGACCCGTCACATCACGTATCATTTGTAAATAATACTGATACGTTTGTATTAACGCTTGTACTTTTTGTATACCTGATGATGATTGTAATTCTTGTATAGGTACTTTACCTGGATTTAAATCACCGTCTATTGTTTTTGATCTACCAACAATACTACCAGTTTGGAAGTACATATTTAAAGCTTCCTGAGGATTGTAATTAGTACCATTACCTAAATCAACTTCTGATAAACCGTCAACATCTACAAACACACCGTCTGGTACCATTCTTGCTAGAACTTGCTGTATTTTTAAGTGGGTAAGCTGAATCATATCAGCAAAGCCAATACATTTACTTACAATACTTTCTATTCTACCCTTGTACATTCGAGGAGCAGATATAGCGTAATTCATTTTGACTTTAGTTTGATCGCTATATGGCCTTGTCATGTTTTCAGCAAGCTGCCATTTAAGCATTTTTTCTTGCCCAAGTATTTTAGCTCCACTGTATAAAACTTCTATAGCTCTATGTACTCTTTCAAAGTTTTCATTTTCAGGCGGATTGAAATCACCTGGTTTTTCTAAAGCTTTTTCTAAACCTTTATCTGTTTGTTTTATTTTAAATACTTGATTATTGTATGTCTTGTATTCAAAATATAAAACTTGTACATTGTTATAATTGTCGTCTTGACCCCAATAATTTCTAGTGTAATTAGAATCGCCTGGATATTTTTGTATTTCTTCTAACTCAGCGTCAGTTAAATATGGAAATTGTTTTTTAACTTCTTCTAAGCTTACACTTTTAACTTCGCCTACGTAATATATATCCTCAAAGTTAGGATCTTCTGTGTAAGAATAAACTAAATTAGCAGGATCTACATAATTTACTTTTACTCCATTAGCTAAATTAAAATCAGTTTTAACACAGCTTATACCTAACACAACTAAATCGTAAGCTAGTTGTTTTTTAATCTCATCATATCTGTTGTATTCCAAAACATTTGATATAACTTCTTCTTCTGCTATTTCTATAGATTGTTTATAATTTAACTGAAGATAAAGATCTAACTCTTCTTGACTTTCCGGTAAACTAGCAGGATCTGGCGTAGCATAAAAATTATGACCAGTGGCTTCGTTTAATTGATCTATCATTGTTCTGTTTTCGATATCACGTATAGCATTAAAAGCAAAGTCAGTTCTTTGTTTAATAGCGTAAGGATCAGAAGCAAATGATTTTATAATATAACCTTTGTCGGTCATACCATTTACCACAATGTCTACAAATTTAGATAATACAGCTACTGGTTTCCAGTCTAAATTTAAATAAGACAAATCACCGTTGATAGATAATTCATCTTTGTATTTAGCTACAGACTGCTCACCTCTAGCATATAATCTTAATCTATGAAAATCTTGCCAGTTGTTTCCAAAACGACCACCAGCACCTAAGCCACGATCACCTCTAAACCATTCGTTTTCAATAGCTCTACCTACTTGGAATCCGTAATCCAAAGTATTCTTTTCTGCATCTGGTACCACCTGACTCGGAAAGGAACTATTCACATTAGTATAAACCATTTATTGTATTATTTTTGAAATGTAACCTGTGTTATCATATTTCTTAAACGATATGTTAACTGGATCTCTTTGTTGTATGTTTACTGGTGTGTATTTATTTTTATTACATGCCATTATAGCTAAGCCAGAACTAATCGTTGCATCAAACTTTGTTCTATTGTTTATGTTAAACTTTGCCCAGTCTTCTAATGTTCTTTGAAAATACATATCACCATATCCATTTTCATTTAAACCCACGTGGTTTTCTATATATGATTCTATAGCAGCGGCGTGAGCTTGCTTAATATCTTCACTTGAATTAGGTATACCACCTATTTCTCTTTCTGCAACAGACAGTTTATTGTATATTTTATCTGGTCTGTTCATTGAAAATTTTCTATAACCTCTACGTTTTAAATAATACAATAGTCGAGGTTTGTTATTCTCTGCAAGTATTGGCATGCCATAAAAATGCAATGCCATCAAAACATCTTCAAAGAATATCTCAGCTGTTGGAGGTCTTGATATATATTCTAAAAAGAACATATTGTAAGGAGCTTGCTCCATGCTGAATTTAGTTAAACCGTGTAACGATCCTTTTGAACCGCGTTTATCTACTGTACCAGATATATCGTAACTATCACAACCAAAAGCTCCTACGTGATCATTACCTGGAAACTTCACTCCATTTTTTATTATTACACGATTTTGTAGATTTATAGGTGGAATCCATGAAACTAAAAATCTACCGTTATTATCAGGTACAAAATTTACAGTTGTATCTTTAATACCACCAGTCCATTGAAAGTTACCTTTTGTGACTGATGTTTTGTTTTTCATATCTTCATTATGATCTATTTGCTCGTAAATCTTAGTTAGATTAAATAAAGATAATTTTGCTTCATCTCTAAATGCATGTTTCTCTGTACGAGGAAACTGACGATAATATTCATTTAAACTATCCTGATCATCTTTAAGACCATCAACTTCGTTTTCCCAATGTTCTATAACACCAGTTGTAATTAAGTCACCCTGCGCATCTTTAACTGCGTCTTTCGGTGAGTCGAATACAGGTACGCCATAAGAATCGATGAATCCTTCGTAGTTCCATTCCATAGGTATGAACAAACTATATAATCCCGAGCTAGTCTGTCCATTGCGGTTTCTTTGTGTGACGTCTGATGCATAATATAATTTTTTAAAGTTATCGCCACCTTTATCAAGAGCGTTGCTTGTTGAGCCCATCATACACTTACCAACAACTTTACTACCTAATCTTAATGTTGTTTTTGTAACTCGCCAGTTATTTAAAATGTTATCCGGACGCTCCCACTTACCTGATTCGTCGTGGGCGAGAAGTTTGAGTTTCTCACCATCATACGAGTTGTCACCTGTGTTCTTCCAGTCGATCGTCGTGTCGAGACCGTCGAGTTCCTCTGGCGTTTCGCCTTGGTCGAGTTTACGCCTTGTGAGTTTTGACGCTGGTACCCTGTAGGCGAGCTCCGTCTTTGGTCTGTCCATACCATCTTGTATGGGTTTGAAAAAGAACGGATAGTTGACTGATATGGGTACAACTTTGTCGGTAAACATTTTTTTAGCGTCAGCCCCTGATTTTGATAATATCCCAAAGCGTGAGTCGGAAGATATTGTTGCTTGATGCACAAGTTCTGATGATGCCATGAATGAAAAACCAGAGCGTCTGTTTTTGAGGTAGCACATACCATAACATCGCTGGTCGGCTTTACATGCTTCCCAGAATATAAAGAAAAGCCTATTTGACTCTCTGTAATCTGCGGCACCAACGTCAATTTTGCTCCACTGCAAGAACATATAGTGAGAACCAGTAATGTAAGTAGCCACGCCTCTATTATAGAACCAATATCCTTCTTCACGTCTTTTAAACTCTTCGTCGATATAATCGTACCATTCTTCTTTAAAATTAACCGGGTATCTTTCCCAGTCAAATACACTTTTAATTTTAGCCAATGGTTTAGGGTATTCTGATTTAGCCCAGCGTTGATCTTCTATTTTATCAGACGAGGCATAAACATTGTCGGGTATAGCTGGTAAAGCTATTTTAAGGTTTTGTATTTCAATCACATCACCTATTGTACCGTCTTTACTAATAACAACAACGTCATTTTCAACGTCGTAACCATACTCCCATTTTTTATACCTATTATTTCTTTTTAAAACTTTAGGCTTAATGTGGTCTTTTATTACTTTTACTAAAGACTGTTCGTACATTATCTTGATCTGCCTTCAGCAAAACCTTTAAAACTTTTTTCTTTAGTGTTTTGAGGTTTATCTTCAAGCATTGTTTTTTCTTCTTCTATTCTAGCTAATATTTCAAACGCGTCAAATATAGCAAGCTTTTTAGTTGCAGCTGCATTTTTAAGTCTATCTGCAGAAACGTCATCTTCAGTATTAGTGATAATTTTTTCTTCAGCAACTTTAATAAGTTCCTCAACTGCTTTTCGCCCAGCTTGGATTATATTCTTTCTCGTCTCCTTTGAACTCATATTTAACTAAAATATCATTTGATTGCATACAATATAGTCTTTGTTTATCTATAATAAACTCAAACTCTCTATTTGATTTAAAACCAACTAAATCACCTTCGTATATACCAAGTGACTCTAAGGTTTTATTACCTATTTTTACTATACCTTTATTCTTTTGCTCTGGTTCTTGGGACCAAGCGTCATTATTTTTTATCGGTATAATAAAACAATGATCACGAACTGGTAACCATTTTACCATACGTTTGTAAAGATATATTTGATCGTATTGACATAAGTACCTATTATCGTCAAATGTTTTACTACTATCAACTTCTTTACCTTGATGGTTATAATATCTTCTAAATACATTGTGGTGTATAATTACTTTATCACCTTCTTGTATTGGCGTCTCAAAAGCAGTTGGCACAGTAAGTACCATTGCTGTTCTGTTTATAAGCTTAAAGTTTTCTATGCTAGAATTAACTATAAGTTTATCGCCGTTTATATCAACTTCATTGTTATACCTTTTTCCGTCTGGTATAACTATAAAATCAAAAACGCTTTTCATTAATATTCTAAATCATATTCAACGGATATAGCCATGTTAGAATTAAATTTCTTCCATGGCAATACCTCATTGTTTTTCTTTATGAATATGTTATAAGAAGCGTCTTCGTCTTCAAACAGAATGTGTGATATCTCATGACCACCGTAGACTTGCTGACCTAACGCGTAGTGCATAGCATCATTCTTATAATCAGAACCAATACTGATTTTTCTTATAACAGTACTCATTAGTCTTCTGATTTAACAACACTTAACTCACCATCATCTTCTTTTTCGATTTCAGTGTAAGTGCCGGTCTCTAAATCAATATTAATAGATCCATACTTTTCTTCTAATTGCTTTTTAGTATCTTCAATACCTTCATTAATACCAGCAATTTTATGAAGTAACGCGTGTTTATTTGCTTCTAATTGACCTATTTGATTTACTACTTGACCTAACTCTGTTTGTTGATCTTTAATTTGTTTAAGCTCTTCAGCTGTAATTGATTTTGACATTTAATTTAATTTTATTCTTGTTTACTTTTTTTTGATTTCTCCCAAGTACGACCTACAAAATAAGCGCCATACACTGTAATTAATAGAGACTGAAATATTGGGATATACTCCTCAGCCACTTTGAACCCACCAATGTTACCATCGAAAAATGCTAATGCCGTAAATATAACAGTAAGATATATTAACACTAGCGGGCGGATATTCTTTGATAAAAATGAATCTGATTGCATATCAAGCTTCCAACGCTCGCTTATTTGAGTCTGCGCATCTTGATCTGCTTTCTCTAATAACTCTTGAATCTTTTGTTTAGCAGCTAATCTTTCTTCGTCTGTAGTTGTAAGTTTATCTATTACATTACCTACGTCTTTAATTAAACCGCCAGTTAAAAGACTTAAAAGTTTTTTCATTTTTTTTTAATTTAGCCTTTTTTCATACCCCCAGACTTTACAAGATTTTTTATTTTTTCTTGCTTGGTATTTTCTGGAGCGTCAACTTGACCAAAACCACTAAATGTTTGTGTAGGTTCTTTCTTAGGTGTATTTTTTGGTAAAGTATCTTTAGCCATAGGATTTCCTTCTACCTGTTTTTTTATTTTTTCAGCTTGAGCTTTTGAAAGTTTTTTCGTACCAAAAAGACTATTAGCAATATCGCTAAGATCAGCATCTTGATGTAAAGCTGAACCTCCACTCATGCCAGTAAATTCCGCTGGTGAACCGTGGTCCATTTTATACGGTGACATTTCTATAGCTGATGCTTTATCATCAACTGGCATATCTTTCATTAAATCTTTTTTCTCTTGTTTGTCTGTCTCCTTGTGGAGCATTGACATGTGCATTGCAGAACCTTCCATCATAAGCCCGGTAGTTTTACCTTTATGATCTTTCATTTGGATGCAATGTTTGTGCATTGGTGAATACGGCATTGTTTTATGTTTTTAGTTTATTATTTAAATCAAACTTATATCTAGTAAGATGTACTGTTCTTTTTAAATCACCAGTAAACTTACATATTAAGTTATTTTTATCTTTTAGTTTATACTTTACTTTTACTGAATAACCATTACGCTTGTTAAACAAGTGTGTTACGAATGTGTCTTTATTTCTTTTGATTATTCTTTCTTCTATAACATCTTCATTCCAAGGGTTGTAGTTAACAACCTGTGATACACCATAGTCTCCTACGTAAATCATTGTAATGTATTTAGAAGTTTTGCTTTCCCACCAACCCGCAAAATTGTCTTGGCTAAAAGCTGTTAATGTAATTAAATTAAATAATAGTGCTAAAAATAGTTTTTTCATAATATTAGATTAAATTGTTATACTAATATTATCACCTATTTTGTTTGTTTTTTAGTTTTATTTTTTTCATCGTAAGCTGTAGAACCTTTAAGCATAAACGCAGATCCTTCCTTTATAATATTACCGGATCTTTCGTCTATTGGCTCTAGCAATACATCAGCTTCAATTTTACCACTTCTTTCATCTGGAAGATAAACACCTCTGCTCATGTCTTGTACGTTTTCTTGAATACCAGCAGAAGTAATAGCATTCTTAATATTGTGTAATTTTTTAAAAGTTACATCTGTAATATTACCCATAGTTCTAGGTGTAACTTCTGAGTAATAAGATTCTAAAGCTTCATCAAAAGCCTGTTCAGCTTCTGGCGTAAAAGGTCTAGCATTAGATTCTATTAAATCTTCTTTTAACTTTCCAATTAATTTTCCACTAGCTCTAGCAGCTTTTGTTAAGTCTCTTTGATGCTGAGGATTACCACCAGTATATACAGCTCTTAAATCAGTACTATAAGGAACTTCGATTCCTGATAACATTTTTTGAAGATTAGTTTTATAATCGTTTTGATTTAATGGAGTTTTTTGATTTTTAGCTTTTTTATATGGCATAATAGTTTTTTTATTTTAAACGTTTTTCTATAACGTGTTTAGCGCCAGGAAATGTATAGTCATAACCTGGGTACATAATTTTAGTGTAACCTCTATCGTCAGTACCTAATACCTTAAAGTCAACTCCTTTCATTGTTATTTTGTTACCTAGTATCTTATTTACTGGCTTGTTAACATCAGGGCTGTTTCTTAAATATCCTTTCTTAGATGGTTTCATTACGCGTTTCTATATGCTTCAGCTTCCCACGGCAAATTTTTTGCGCCTTCTTTTATACTAGATCTTGGTATTACTTTATCTTTCCAATAAACGTTTTCATCATCGTAGTCAAGATCACCTCTACGCATTTGTGCAATGTGTACTTTTTCGTGAGCAATAACTTCATCTATTTTATCCGGTCCTACTTTATCATTTATAATAATAGTACCATTATTGTTAGCCTTACCTAATACACCATCTTCCATATCAACTTGATATATTGGAGTGTTGTCTATTGGAAACGGAGGTGTTAGTTTAAATGCCATTAGTGTCTATATGGAAATTTTTCGTTAAACCACTCTTGTCGGTTGTTGCAACCACAGTTTATGTTTAGACCTTCAGATACTTTATCTACTATAGTTTTAATACCAGTAGCTTTAGTAAACTTAGCTATGTCGTCACCTAAACCTTTTGATTTCATGATTGTGATTTAAAATAAGCTTGTGCTTGTTTTTTTGGTTGAATGTAAGTATTATACCTATTTTGTATTTCTTCAACTTCTTCCTGTGTGAATGATCTGCCTGGAGCACCTTGCACACCACTATCACCTAAACCTCTAGTGAAAGCTTTAGATGGATTAGGATCTACACCACCAGAAGCGCTGCGAAATTGATATCTACCACTTATACCTTTTTTAAATTTTGGCGCACCTGGGTCATACATACCTAAATTTCTTTTATGCATTTCAGGTAACGTTACCACAACTTCATCTAGTTCTTGTGTTTGTGTATCACCTTCTCTTTCGTCCATTTGTTTAAACGGTGAGTGATGTTTTTTGTCATACTTCATATCCTCTTCTAAGTAGTGAATATGTGCAGCATCGTCTGCTACAGAAGCTCTATAGTTACGTTTTGTAACTGGAGTACGTGAGTGTCTTGCGTTGCCAGTGTACTGGCCAAAGTGTCCTTTTTCCATAATTACCATTTTACTTTGTCAGCCCAGTAAGCGGCAGACATTTTACCTTTTTTAATATTTTTTGCATGACGCGCTTTAAAGCTAGCACGTTTCTTTTTCATTTTGTCTGACTCGCCAGCTTTAGGTTTACCAGCTGTTTTAGCTCCTTGTTCGCCAAAGCGTATAATTTTTTCTTTACCACCCTGACAAGCTTTTACTATATGAGACTTTTTAGGGTGACTAGGAGTTCTTCTGGGCTTATTGCACTTAAGAGTTTTTTTGTCTACTTTAGACACCTTGAGCTTTTTTAGTTATTGGTCCTGGTGTATAGCTACATTTAGCCATTTTAAGTTTCATTCCAGTAATACCAGAACTACTACCTGGTGACATTGGAAACCCGCTAGTGTCTAATGGACCTTCCCAAATAGCATTTTCACCAACTTGTCCTTCAAGATTAGGTTTTGTTATTAATTTTTTTATATTGTGATCCATAATTGTTTATTTAATCATTTTTTTTTATTGCAGCTAATAACTCTGGGTTTTCGTGCGACCCTCCTGGTCCAAACGCTTTCATTTGAGCTTCACTAACTTGAAACGGTGCTCCAACAGAAGCTTGCCTCATTGCTGGCGTACCAAAAGCACTTTCAGCCATACCTCTAGTATTCATATTAAATACAGATTTTTTACCACCTTTTTCGTTTGCTTGTAGTGGCGGGTCGTATGACATAGCAACAGGTGTTAATTGAAATTTACCACCACCAGCAGGCATTACACTACCACCCGTGGGGTTTTGGCCTTCAGTTCCCATTGCTCCTCCTGCGGCAGCGCTAGCAGCAGCAGCTTGTTGAGCTTGAGTTGGTTGTACGGCTCGCTGCGCGGCTAAAGCGGCATTGGCTAATACACCGCCTTTGTTTTGTAAAGCTTGTGTTGATGGATCAGTTGCAACACCAACTGTGTTGCTACCTATTACACTACCTACACCAGCTAAAGCGTTTCCTAAACCCATAAAATTAACTGGTGAGTTTTTATCTTCAAACTTTTTTGTACGCTTTTCTATTCTTGCTGCTTGCTTTTTGTTTCTAAGTTCTTGTCTTTTTTGAACTCTTTCAGCTCGCATTTTTTGTCTTACTTTCTGTGCTTCAGTTCGGTAATCAGTGCCACTACTTGTTGGTGATATACCATCTACTGAAGTAGACACGCCACTACCTTCTGGCATTGATGGAAGATTAATTCTCATATCTTGAATACCAGCACTGGTCCCGTAGTCTCCAGAAAATCTTTTAAATCCTTTGGAACCTTGGTCAAGGCTATAATCTTTACCAGCAGTTGGATCTGTAAATGTAAAAGACTGTCTTGTTGGAGTCTTTGAATTATTTTTTGGCATAATTATCTATTTTTATCTTTATTGACTTTATTAATAGCAAATGACAAAACTTTATCGCTATAGGTCTTGCCTTTCATTATGCTATTACGTCTGGTGCTAGTAGGTATATCTTCTTCACCTAGCATAATTCTATACATGCGTGATATTAACTGTTTACCTTTAAAAGATACTTTGTATATATTATACTTTTGTGTAGTCCTATTATACTTTCTCCAAAGTGTAATCCAGTCGTTTTGTAAAAGCTTGTTCCAACGCCTATTATCCCAACTAAAAGAATATGTACCTTCTTCAAAATCTTTACGTGTAAACATATCCATGCAGTCTAAGTATATTAACAGTTCCAGCTCTGCATCGTTAAGATCGTTGTTTTTGCAAGCCCACTTACGTATTATACGATAGTGTTTAAGAAGATTTAAATCCCTAATGTCACCAGCGTCTAACTTCATAATATAACAACTACATCAATATCACGTATAACATGGAAAACTTCTTTACCAACTTCAAGTCGGTGACTTGCGTTTTTATCATAGAATATAGTTTTACCTTCTTCTATACCTTTAACATCATCACCACAATGAAGCACAGTTGCTTCTTTGTAACGTACATCAACTCGCTGTTTGCCAGTTAACATAAGACCACCGTCTGTTTTTTTAACGGTATCTTCTTTTTTCTTTTTTATAATTATATTTCTACCTATTGCTTTCATCACCAACTCTTAAATTATTGATTACACAATCTGTAGACAATATAGTGGTAGCCACTGAAGCCGCGTGTTTGAGTGCGCTTTTAGTTACAAGCAAAGGATCAATAATACCTTTATCAATCATATTTACAATATCACCTGTAATTACATTAACACCCATACCTTCTTCGGGCGTACCAACCTCTTCCAGTCCAGCATTATTTAGTATAGTTTTAAACGGTGCTTTAATAGCTTCAAGAAGAATCTTTTCACCAACGCTCTTGGCTTTGGTTTTATTAGATGCATCGAGCAAGGCTATACCACCTCCTGATACTATACCTTCTTTTACCGCGGCTTTAGTAGCACAGATAGCATCTTCGACCCTATCCGATTTTTCTTTTAATTCAATCTCTGAATTTGCTCCAACTTTTACAACCGACACTTTACCTGAAAGTCTAGCTAAACGTTTTTCAAGACGTATAACTTCACCCGGTGCTTTAGCTTTAGCTATTAAATCTTTTACTGAACTAATTAATTCTTTTATTTCATCAGTAGATGTATCTACTTGTAATATAGTTTCTGTGTCATTGGTAATACTTTTATAGCACGTACCTAAAAAATCAGGGTTGATAACATCTAAGTCATCACCAAGATCTTCGTTAACAACAGTAGCGCCAGTAAGTGTGGCTAAATCAGAAAGCATATCTTTCTTATTTATACCGTATGTAGGCGCGTTTACTACATTAACTTTTATATTACCTTTAACTCTATTCATTGCTAGCGTTGCTAACACTTCAGTTTCTAAATCACCAATAATAAGTAAAGGTTTTTTATTTTTAATTACATACTCTAGCACCGACTGTATCTTACGTACAGACTCTACAGGTGACTCAAGTAGTAATACTAATGGATTATCAAGCTCAGCTACTCGCTTATCTTTGCTTGTTACAAAATGTGAGTTAGTTAAACCTTTCTCGTATTGAACGCCGTCAACTAACTCAAGCTCTGTAGTATCTTCGGTTGTTGGCTCCATTACAACAACACCGTTTTCACCAGCAGCTTTAAACGCTTCCCCTATTATTTTACCTAGTTCTTTATCATTGTTACAACTAATTGTAGCAACATCATCAAGCATAGTACCTTCAACTGGTATTGCTTTTTTCTCTAGGTATTTAATAACATTATTAACGGCTTTATTTATACCTTCTTTAATGTTACGGGTATTATCTTTATCTAAATTTTTATAGGCCTCTGTTAAAATTGAGTGCGCTAGTACTGTAGCTGTTGTCGTTCCATCGCCAGCTTCTTGCACAGTTTTTCTAGCAGCTTCTTTTAAAAGCGTAGCACCCATATTTTCTACTGGGTCTAGCAGTATAATACTGTTTGCAACAGTTACACCGTCTTTTGTAATGACAGGTTTACCCTGATCGTCTTCTAAAATAACACATTGGCCGCTAGCTCCAAGTGTGGAGCTAACAGCTTTTGTGAGTTTTTCTATACCTTTAAATACCTTATTCTTTGCGTCTTCCCCAAAGTTAAGGTTTTTGACAATTTTGTCTGACATAATTTAATTAAATTTAATTTGATTGTATAATATTATTCAAAGGTTTTTACTACCTTAGGACCTTTTACAAATTCAAGTTTTTTAGTGTAGTGCTCTATGCTACCATCTATAGCAGCTTCTGCGCCGTCCATAGTTTCTCTACGAGTGACATCTTGCCACGCACCATCTTGATCTTTATATTCGGTTTGAAAATATCCATTTGGTAGTTGTACTATTCGCCAATTTGTTTTATCAGCTATATGCTTCCAAAAGTTTATTTGGTCTTCGGATATTTGCGGTTGACTACTCCACGTGTGAGTCTTATAATATAGTGTCATTGGTTTTGGTCTTATATTAGTTTATTTGGTTGCTCTTTCCCGAGCAGGGTATATCTTATATATCACTTATTTTTAGTGATTTTTACCATGGTACATCTTTTGCTTCGCTAGTAGGGTTCATTTTCTCTTCAATTATAGAATCTACGTGATCCCCTATGTTTGCCAAACTACCGTCTGCAGTTAGCCACTCTTCCACTTGTGATTGCGTTAGATCAGCAAAAGCTGTAAAATCATCAGGGTTTGGCTCACCAACGGGTGATGTTCCAATAGCCTGTGCTGTATAAGCATTACCATCTGAATCCACTTGATCTGAAGTTGCTGTATAGGTCCAGTGTATATTATATACTACATCTGAAAGTGAATCTTGAGTTGGACGGACATCAAGTTTGTTTATTGTCCAAGCATATGTATTTGCCATTTTTATTTATTTGTTAATTAGTTTCTTTTAGAATAACTGTCCATACCATATACCTCCACGCTCCATCTGCACTCCAAAAAACTCTAAAGTAGTCACCAGCGTCATACGCTTCATTAGGAGTAACTGTCAATGAAACATTAGCGGCAGCTGTATAAGCAATATTTCCTGAATCATAATCCATAGGAGCATATGTGCTGTCATATTGATTTAATTGTATTTTAGCATTACCAGAAGCAGATGGTCCAGATGTAAAACTTGAGTATTGTACATTTTTTACAATTATCTTTTCAACAACTCCATCAAAAGGCATAATTATAGGCGTGTAAGGATAATATCTACTATTACTAGTACTTGAAGTCATACCTGCGTTTGTAAAATATAAATTATATTTTGTATTTACGCTTGTACCTCCGTGGTAACCTCCACCGGTTATTGCTACTCTTTGTCCTGGAAACTTATCTGCTGTTATTATTTTTGCCATATTACCAACTATTTTGTACTATATTTATCCAAGCATATGTTGACGCCCCAGTTTGCATACACATATCTACATAGCTATTATTACCAGATGTTCTATATCTTAAAGCACCAACTTTACTAGCGGAAGCTGTATCTGTATCATCTGCAACCTGAACAGCGCCATTTACCTGTAATTTAGAGCTTGGGCTAGTCGTTGCGATCCCGACATTTCCAGTCCCGTCGTCAAACCGTATTCTTTCAGTTCCTGAATCCGTGAAAATAAAATCACCGTCAGCATTCACACCAAGTCCCCATTGTTCAGCGCCCGACGCTTCTTGAATTACAATTGCGGTGTTATTTGTGTTTGTTTTTACCGCAATGTTGCCATCGCTAATGTTTGTGCTTGACTCGCAATCGCCAACTTCAAGTTTTGTGCTTGGCGAAGTCGTTCCGATACCAACATTGCCATCGTTTTGAAAACGAACATCACCGTCTCCAAAAAAATCAATATTTGTATTATCACCAGTTA